GAGGCCACGGCGGTCGCGTCTCAAAATGAGACTAGAATCTGACCAGGGGGGATAGTTACATCCGTATACTAGTTGTGATCGAGAGATCGAGTGATCGAGTGATCGAGTGATCGAGTGATCGAGTGATCGAGAGATCTCGGCGCAAAAAAATACCCTGGACGATGCCAGGGTATCATATGAGCCGTTGATCAGATCAGATCAGTCTACACATGCAAAGGGTAGATAATATCCAGGTTCTTTCTAGAGCATGCGTCACAATCGCCACATTGGATTTTGCGATCTCGCTTTTCAAACGTCGATACAATCGCAGGGCAAACAATTGTCTTTCTGCCTGTAATACGATATCGCTCAGCCGCGATTTTTCGAGCGAGTTCAATCCGATCTCGCTTTACACTTTTTGATGTCTTATTAGTGATCGATTCACCCACTACAAATGAGCTCTCAGCCGAAGACATGAAAGATTCAATAGACTGACAAGATAGGCGAACAGTGATCAGATCGCCCAGGAAAGAATCGTAATAAGCTTTCTTGCTTACCGTTTCGACAGGAAAGTGCACTTTAGCCCCATGCGAAACAATAACTTGGATCAGCTGTCGAAACAATGTCTCGAATCGTTTTCTGTCTTGCTGCGGGATCTGGTCTCTACTCGGTACACTGCCAGCCGCTGAAATGCGAAAGAAAGAAAGCTTTTCTTTTTTCGCCTTCAGTAATTCTAGCAGTTCGCCTAGTTGAATCATTGCATTACCTATTGTTTGCAATGCCCCACTGGTCTCTTGTGCTAACAGGAATTGTCCTACTGTCGGCCGCATTGATTCAGCTGTAGAGCTATAGCAAGCATGCGTTGGATTGTCGGCCGTTGAATTTTTGTGATGCCGGCAGGTGGTTGAACAATTCGAGCCAGATGACTTCCCAAAGTTAAGCGCAATTGATCGCTCATCCCCTTTTCCAAATGTGGAAAAGACATTGTTTTTTCCCGCTCGCTCGATTCTCTGCTTAATCGCCCACAATTTTACTTTTCGTACACTACTGATCTTCATTGACACTACCCCATAGAAAACAAAAAAGAAAATCACTAAGAAAACTGTACACTACTTAATAACTTCGATTACTTCTTCCCAAACAATGTCAGACAGGCATTCTGCGATGATATATTCTGCAGCCGCATTGTTTGCCTTGCGAGCTCGTTCCCACAACATCAGTTCGTTTTGGTAAAACCATTCGCGAAGATCTTCAGCTGAATTGCCGTAAACTGCGAATTGCCAGCGGTGTTTAATGAATTCACCGAAAGAAGCGACCAAAAAGCGGCCGATTGTTCGTTCCCATTTACCAACCATTGCCATTATCTCCAAGCAAACAAAACATGCAAATTGACACGCAAACCACTATGTAAACTATATTCGGCATCTGATCTAATTGCAAGCAGTATTTTTAAAAAAATCCAAGCCAATTAGGTTAGTGTACAGCCGTCACTTTTCCCGTTTTTTAATCTCATTCCTCGCCCATTTTACTTTTTGGAAATGCAATTGCCTTGATCAATTTTCCAAACGATTTTTGCGCCCAGCCATCCAATCGCCTACCACCTAATTTTAGATCTCACTTCGGCCGCCTGTCGGCCCCACAAGCACCCGCATTTACACCCGCTGATCGCCGCCCCCCTCCCCCCCTTAATTTTAAAAAATGCTGGCGTATTCCCAAAATTTTTTTGGAGCTGTCAAGGCACAAAAAACCCGCATCGCTGCGGGTTCTCGTCAGGGCCGAAAAGTAATTTTTTACCAAAGATTCAGCATGGTTGACACAACATCCTCGACGCGCTCGCGATCATGGGCATCGAGTTGGATCCAGGTATATGGAGCAATTCGCTCAGTTATCTTCCACGTTATCGCCTCGGGGATATCACCCGCAGCTATTGCCAGCTCTAGGGCCACTTCGAGCCCCCGCATAACGCTTTCTAAATCGCGATGATACGTTACGCGCTCGACAGTCAATCCTGGTCTATCTATTGTCAATTTAAACATTGCTTAAATCTCCATAAAGTTCAACAACTTCAATCGCCGCTAAATCCAGAAAGCCGCCGCCACTGTGCAGATCATCATGCGAAAAGAATCTCGCTTGTGAAGCATTCTTCGCGCTCACAACCGCATGTCGACCGTTCCAACTGCATCGCCACGTCGGGTAAGTAAATTTCAAGCTATTCGCTCGCCTGGAATCAGCAAAAGCAAACGGAACCATGCCCAGCATGATTGTCCAAAGGTACTCTGGCTTGACATCGCGCCTGCAGTCGATCACGTTCCATAATCGAGTTGCTCGCAACAATGCCGCGCGGCGATGACCTGTTTGCCACAGCTCGTTAATCTTTTTGCATTGCGAAATGACGATTAATTGGTACTTATACATTCTTAGACACTCCCAAAAAATTAAAATGCCGGAGCCTATCCCGGCGGTGAAGGCGAAAACAAAAAACTAGTCCACAATCTTAGCCCAGGCCGCTTCTAGCTCACCGCACCCGAAGTCATCGACTGTGAGCAATAAATCCAGTTCCCAAATCGTTGCTTCAATTGCTGCGGCGAGCGTGTCAGCCTCGATTCCTTGGCAAGCAACGAGTCGCTCGCCGCTGCTCGCTTTGTAGGCCCAGCCTTCATTGTTGCGATCTTGGCTATCCCAGTACACTCGGACTTCAGTAATTTGATTTGTCATTGTCTCTACTCCCAAAAAAACTAAAATGCCGGAGCCTACCCGGCGAAAGGCTAGCCAACGTAAAAATGATCCGACACGGAAGCAATCTGCGACACCTCGTTCCAATCGTCGGAGTCTGCTTCTTCTTCAGTCACTGCTTCACTTGTCTGGTTCGCATAGAACAAGACGTTTTCTTCCGCTATAGCTCTAGCCTCCCGTGCATTGTTAGCAGTCACTATTGCCACTGCCATACGGGCGCACATTGATTGATTTGCTGCGTTGCTGCCGTTTCGGTAAATCAAAAATCTTTGCATTGATTCATTTCCTTATTGAAAAAGCCGGAGCCTACCCGGCGAAAGGCAAAAACATTTAACGCGACTGCTTCGCAATTCGCTCCCAGCTGGCAAGCGTTTCTGCGTCCAGTGTAAACGACTGACCTACTTCAGCGTGACGACCGTTACTATTTACTTTGCGACCCAAAAAACCAGTCTTTGATATGCGCGCCTGTAACAAACATACTGCACCATGCGCCGCGCGATTCTGGTCGCGACTTACCGATCCCGAATATCCCACAATAGCCACCGTCTGAAACTTTGATGTTATCTTCATCTCTCTTTACTCCAAAAACTAAAAACCATCTCGAGACAAATCCAATCCCAACAGCAATTCAATCGCATCACGCTCATTAGCCCAGTAGGGCGCAGAAGACACAAAGTTGTAGTCACCTCGATTCTCACTAAGCACCCATGACGATCCCTGCAAATAAACCTTGTGACCTCTGTTTTCCAGCTCTTTACGTAGGGCAAGCAGGCTTCTTTTTCCGTCTTTGTTTCTTTTTATGCATTCCATCTTTTCACTCCCAAGCAAGACAAACAAACGCAAAACACAACGCAAATCATCATTGCAATTCATCGGCACAAAATCAAGCGTTTTTTGAGCAAAATACAAAAAATTCTGCGTTTTGCATTTCTTTGGTGTGCGGCTCATTTTTCTCTGTCACGCTACTTTCTACTACGCTCGCATAAAAATCTTATTCAATAGTTTTTTCTCAGCGATCCAGCAAAAGTGTTTTTCCCGAATTTTGTCACATTTTGCGACTGCATCACCCTCCTAAGCACCACCCAATTTATTTTTTACAAACGGGCCTAGCCAAATTTCAAAATTTCCGTTCATGAACATTCACAAGCTAGCCACCCCCCTCCCCCCTAAAAATCCAGAAAAGCTGACGTATTCCCAAATTTTTTTCTGGAGGGATTGACTTTGCGTTTCCGATATGTATCCTGTCACTGTCGTTTACGTTGTGTTATGCGTTTTTGGTTTCCTTGGAGGTGTTCAGTGGAGTGGTTCAAAATTATGCTGCAAAGTGGCTATGCAAAAACGGTTGAAATCATGCGAAGTCGCCGCTATTACGAAGAAGAGATCTGGGATTGCCAGCCCGAGAAGCGAAATGAGTTCATTTTGAGAATGGCGATTATCGGCAGCGAAGATGGCACAAAGGCTGCATTTGTTGCCAAGCAAGTCATGATTGCTCTTTACCAAGCTGGCTATGGCGTTGACCTCATTGCCTTCGGTCGGTTAATTGGAATGATCATCCTCAAGCGTGATGGCGAGCACGTCACCGATGCTGAAATTGAGGAGGCCCGCGATGCCGTATTACTTGATGTTTGATCTTGCTGTCGTTGCCGTCACCATACTCACTGGCATTTTGGTCGAAAGGATTCTTGGCGATGGACGAAACAAGAAATTGTGATTTTTGCTCAAAAGCTTTTTCACTAAAATTTAAACACAAGAAGCGATTCTGTTCCCCGCGCTGCAACAAAGCTTTCAATAGCCGAATACAGCGTCAAAAGTTTTGTAAAGATGCACACTTAATTGGTCGATTTCGCTGCAGTGGTTGCGGCGCAATGAATTTGTATCCAGATTGTTTAGCATGCCGACTTGAAAAGAGAAAAAATGAGCGTACTTAATTTAGTTAAAAGCGGAAAGCAGGATAAGCCAAGAAAAACACTTCTTTACGGTGTTCACGGTAGCGGCAAGAGCACTTGGGCATCGCAGTGGCCTAAGCCATTGTTTTTGGATCTAGAGAACGGTGTAGCGGATTTGGACGTTGTGTCAATCAATTGTCACGACTCCATTGATCTGGCTTGGGGAGCGATCATCGAACTGTCCGGTGAGCATGAACTACAGATTAAAACGGTTGTTATCGACTCGGTGGACTGGCTAGAAAGGCTGATCAGCGAAGACATCTGCCGTAAAGCGAACAAGGACGCGCTGAGCGACTTCGATTTCGGTAAAGGAAAAGGCAAGTTGATTGCAGCGTTTTCCAAAGTCCTCAAAGCAATGGAACAGCTCACGATCAAGGGCTATCACGTTGTACTACTGGCTCACGCCGATGCCAGCAAGGTCGAGCCACCGGATTCGGCTTCCTACCATCGCTACGGGCCAAAGCTAATGGATGCGATTGCCGAAATGGTGCAGGAATGGTGCGATGAGGTTTTGTTTGTTAATTACGACCGCAAAGTGAAGGAGGTGGAGGAAGGGTTTTCGCGAACCCGTGGTATCGCTGTTGGCTCTGGTCAACGTCTTTTGTACACGACTGAAAAACCGTCACACTTGGCAAAAAATCGGCTTAACCTGCCTGACGTATTGCCTTTCGATTTTGCTAGTTACGCTCAATATTTAAACAAGAAACAAGGAAACTAAGAAATGAATTTTGAATTTTCAACCGAAGGTATTGACACATCTGATCGCTACGCACTTATTCCCAAGGGCGACTACACTGCCGTGGCATCATCCGCTGAGGTGAAGTCGACTAAGTCTGGTGAAGGGCAGTTCCTAGAAGTGAAATTTACCATTGTCGACGGCCCATGCGAAAAGCGTGTCATTTATGATCGTTTCAACTACAAGAACGCCTCTAAAGAGGCGGAAACGATTGGCAAGCAGCAACTTGCTCGGTTCCTTGCCGCGATTGGCAAGACGCACATTAAAGACACGCATGAAGTGCTGGACATCTTGCTGACGATTTCGATTGGCGTGCAGACTCGCAAGGACAACGGGGAGGATACCAATCGCATCGTCAAATACAGCAAGCGTGATCTCGTAGCCAGCGTCACTCAAGGCTCGCCAAACAAGCCTTGGTAATTTTCTCAAACCCACCGTGGTGGTCGCTTTTATACTTTTGACGACCAGTCGGTTAGTGCGCGGTAAGTGCTAGGTGTCATTGAAGCCAAACTACCGTTTGAGCGAAACTTCCGCGCTCCGTTTTGCTAGGTGTACGCAACACCTAGCTTTTCTTTTTTTATGGAGTTGTCTTATGGAAATCGATGCCCGTTATTATCAGCGTGCTGCTGTACGAGAAACTTGGTCATACATGAAATCTTCAGGTGGTAATCCATGCATCTGCATTCCTACGGGCGGCGGAAAGACCATCGTCATGGCGATGCTGGCGAAAGACTGTCTCGGCTGGGGCAAGCGTATTGTGATTGCCACACACAATCAGGAACTGCTGCTTCAGATTGAAGCAACGCTACTGCGATACGGGATGCCTTGCGGCATTTACTCAGCCGGCCTTGGCAGACGCGATACCGAGCAAGATATCATCTTGGTGGGCATTCAGTCTGGCTATCGCTGTGCAGGACTTTTCGGTTTTCGCGATGTGGTTTTTATCGATGAGGCTCACAGGATTAGTCCCGAAGACAACTCGATGTATTGTCAGCTGTTTCACGGGCTTATGGAGCTGTCGCCAAAGCTACGCATCATCGGTTTGACTGCAACGCCATACCGCATGAACGATGGGCTAATCTGCAGCCCCGAAAACTGGCTCAATCAAATCTCGTACGAGGTTAGCGTTAAAGAACTTATTGACAACAAGTTCTTGTGTCCGCTTCGCAGCAAATCATCGCAGCTTTCGATTGATACAAGCCAACTGAAAGTCAAGATCAACGATTTTAGCGAAAGCCAGCAAGAAGATATGTTCCTGGCCCGCGCCAACGAAATCATCGCTGATCTTTTTGCTCGGTGTCAAACCTACCAAAGAAAAAGCATTCTTGTTTTCTGCGCCGGTATAAAGCAAGCATTCGACGTTAAAGAGCGATTGCAAAAACTCGGTGAAGTCTGCGGTGTAATTACCGGCGATACAAAAGACTCGATCCGCAAGGAATATCTTGATGCATTTAAATCGCAAGAAATTCGCTGGCTAGTCAACGTGAACGTGCTGACTGAGGGCTTTGACGCACCCTGCGTTGACACAGTTGCTTTACTCAGGGCTACGGTATCGCCTGGACTGTTTTATCAGATGTCCGGTCGCGGCCTTAGGCTGCATCCAAGCAAAGAATACTGCCTCATTTGCGACTACGGCGAGAATCTAGATCGTCACGGGCCTATCGACGCGATCACGCCACCAGGAAAGAAGGGATCCGGTGGCGCTAAAACAAAGTCTTGCCCGACTTGCGAAGAAGTCTTGCCACTGCGAACTGACATTTGCCCAGACTGCGGGTATGTGTTTGTGGATGCAACCGAGCGAGCTAGTCCTTGGGAAAAGATCTCCAATCGTCCGACTGATGCAGATGCAATAAGTGACAATAGGCCACCTGAGTGGATCACAGTGGGCGCAATGGACTGCGATGTAAATCCTCCCAAAGTCGAAGGTAAGCTGCCAACGCTCCGAGTCAGTTTCTATGCCAATCCGCATCGTCTTGGTTACCCAGTTGTTTCCGTCTGGCTATGCGCCGAGCATGAAGGCTTTGCCCGCTTTAAAGCAGAAACAATCTGGTCACGGCTAAACGGACTCGATCCTCTGCCGCACAGCGTCACCGAGGCTCATAACCTATTGCTCGAGCGATTGGCTTCCGGGGACATCTTGCCGCCTACGAGCATTTTAGTGGGTCGCGACCCGAAAAATCCAAAGTTTAAAACACTGCTTGACATGGCCTGGGATGAAGGCGAACCGGACGATGATACATTTGACATCGATGAGTTCCGCTCAAGCTTGCCAGCAAGCAAAACGAAGGATTTAGAAGACTTTTTTTAGGAGGTTTCAATGTTACCAGCAGAACTTACATCACGCCGCCAGTGGCTTACCTGGAATCTTATTGGAGGAACTAAAGTACCCGTTACCCCGTATGGAACGGTTTTTAAAGTCAACGACACTACTACGTTTGCAGATTTCACTGCTGTTGAAAAGCTAGATCGTATTGCTTTCGTCATCACCGAAGACGATCCATTTTACGGCATCGATTTAGACGATTGCATTTTAGAAGATGGCTCGCTGACTGAGCCGGCGCGAATGATCATCTCGATGCTTGGCCCACTGTCGTACTGCGAAGTTTCTCCCAGCGGCAATGGCATCAAGATGATCTCTATCGGCAAAAAGCCAGAAGGCATGCGCTGTGTTTATCACTTAGCCGGTCAGAGACTAGAGATCTACGATCACTCTAGATTTTGGACAATAACCAAGCAAGTTTTTAATGGTCACTTTGAAATAGCCGACTCGCAAAAGTCGCTTGATCTACTTCACTCGCTTTTAGGTTCACAGGAACCGAAGGTATCTGCGCCGACTCCAAAAGTTTCGCTAAAGCCAATTGGCGACAGCGACCTTCATCGCAGGGCAAGCGATTATCTCTCACGCATCCCGCTGCCAAGCAAAGGCAACATCAACGACACACTCTTTTCAGCTGCCGGCCACCTGCACTCGCTGGTTGATGAGCTCAATCAAAAGCTGCCCGACGAAACCATTTTGCAGATGCTTTTGGCTTGGTGTGGTCACGTTGATCCTGAAATCACTGAGTCGTATGTGGCCGCCAGGGTTCGCACCAGCAAATCCTGCGGCACACCACCCGCCCCTAAGCCACCACAGGAGCCTATCTACCAGCCTGTTGATATTAGCGGTGTTGAAGAGTGGATTGCTAGCCAAGAGCAGACAGAGGACGATGAAACTTACATCGAGTCTTTAGTCCCGGAGAAAGGGCTGATCCGAGAGATTTATGACTATTACTGCGCGACCGCTTTCTATCGCAGCAGCCTCATGGGCATGGCAACCGCCATGTCGCTTGTTGAAACACTTTTTGGTCGCCGTGTTCAATCAGATAACGGCTGTAGAACGAACGATTTTAACGTGGTGCTGGCTGCAACAGGCAATGGCAAAGAGAACTGCGAACGAACGATTAGCCGCATTCTGACAGCCGCCGATGCCACCAATCTTATCATGCCTAGCGGGGTGCAATCAGGTAACGGACTACTGGCGGCTTTAGCGGCCGAACCATGTTCGATTTGGATCAAAGATGAGTTTGGTATCTATCTGGAGGGTGTTTTTGGCAAACGAAAACAACCCATTGAGCAGCAAGTGGGCCGGCTCTTGCTCGAGCTCTACACCAAAAGCGACTCCCGCTATAGTGGCAACGCACATGCAGCCGGTAAAAAGAACGAGATCGAACAACCTCACCTTGTCCTTTTGGGATTGAGTACTCACGGTTCGCTTGCCCAGAATATCGACTTTACGCAGGTTGAATCTGGCACAATGAACCGAATTAGCTGGTGGATCGTTACCGAGCGGCCCAAGCTACAAGACCACATCCGCATCGTCGATCCACCCGATTACCTCGTTCATCGAGTCGCTCGCTGGAAGAACTTTACTCCCGAGAGCCCAACGATACCCCCGATCCAGTCACCCGAGGTGATTCACTTTGCTGCCGATGCTCGGGCAAGATGGGAACTCCACAATCGCCAAATTCAGGCCAAACAAGAGCAGGAAAGCTCACTGCGGGCTGCGCTTTGGTCTAGGACTGCCCACAGAACGCTCAAATTTGCCCTCTGTAGCGTTTGCAGCCGCATATCCGGCCCCGAAGAGCTTAATCCATTTGAGAGGCCGCCATTGATCGAATTACGCGATGTGGAGTGGGCGATCAAATTATCAAACTGGATATCGCGATCCGCTGTTGACTTTGCACTAACGGCTACGGCTGACAAAGGTCAGCAGCGCGCCGAGCTCGCCATTTTGGATTTTGTGGCTAAAACGAGTGAGCCAGTGAAGCTTCGGCTGATCCAGATGAACCGCAAAATTCAGAAAAACGAACTCGTTGCTGCCGCAAAAAAGCTCGAGTCAGAAGGCAAGATTGAAGTCACCCGAAAGGGTTACGGCCAAAAGGAGCAAATTACGGTTCGCCGCAAAGTTGTTGCTTGTTGATCGTTGGCTGAGAGGGAGGGGGCAATAATAGGCCAAAAAGACCCCCAAGAGTACTAGAAAACAAACAGGGGCTAAGGGTATGCCAACAATACAACAACTGAGAGTATAACTCTCTTTAATAATAATAGATCTCTAGTAGTACTATAGACTTATGTCGTTTGCCATCCCCCAGTTGAGCCTGGACAAAATAGTGTACCAGTTGTTGGCACGCAAACGCCAACAACTGCCAACAACTTTTCCCCCCTTTCGTCGCTTGTTGTAAAGTTGTTGCTTGAGCGAAACCAACAACCGCTAAAAGTGGGGTTTTAATAATATTTGACAACAAAATGACTATAGCATAGACTATAAGAAGTTGATGCTTTTTTATTTTAGAAAGGATGTTGTATGTTTGAGTTTACTAGAGGTCGCAAACCGAAGTACATGTTTGCAAAATGGTTTGCTTCAAGCGAGCCGATCACGTTGGTTCATGGTGTTGATTTTGATATGAAGATTAACTCCTTTAGGATCTATCTTTTTCAAAAAGCTAAAGAGCTTGGCTACAAGGTCAAAACAAGCATTTCGTCAGACATGAAGCAGATTACTTTTCTCGCAAAAAAAATCTCTGACTAAAAAAATCCTTACCACGTCTTGTTGCAACACGACGATAAACCTATATTGCCATTGCGTTTTACTTTTCGTTTCATTTTTGATAGGAGTTTTTATGCCTGGATTCTCACTCGCCTCTAAAACTGGTAGGCCATCA